CTAATTAAATCACAAATGAAACTGAAAAATGATTAGTTAAATTTAGCAACGCGCGTGCCATCCTAGAGACCCAGAGCAAACGCCCTGGCCTCCCTAGGTGATAGGCCATCAACCAACGCGTTGTGGTACATCTCAGTAAACTGAGCGTACTCCCCACTCGGTATCAGCTGATTTGCTGCCAAGCGGGCTTCCCGTTCTGGAAATTTAGCCCTAAGCTGTTCATATACCTGTCGGGCATCAGGATGCACCACCAACCGGGATATTGGTGGGTCCGAGTAATCATCATCTGGGCCAAGCTCAAGTTCTTCATCTTCCTCATCCTCAGGGCCTTCAGGATCTTCAAACTCATCCACATCATCAGCAAAATCCTCTTCACTAGGGGGTGGTGGGAACTCAGATGCATCGTCGCAACCAAAGGATGACTCTAGGTCGCTGACGGCTGTGTCATCACCAACCCGGAGGGTAGTGCTATAGGTCACCTCATCAGTGGTAAAAGGTGTTAGGGCAAGACCCGTCATGTAGGCCGGGAACAGCCCAGTGCCAAAGTGGCTAGCATGCGGGTTGAAGGTGTGGGTCTCGGTTGAAACCTCTCCGGTCCCACGAGTGGCAATAATAGTTTGCCCAACCATATAGCTCCCCTCACTTCTTCCATACACAGCATATTGGACGATATACCACCCGGGCTGCATGTTGATATACAAGTTGCTGTTGTTCGTTCCCTTTCGGGTGGTAATCTGGACCTGGTAATCCGCCGTGGGATAGGTGGCAGTGGTGGTGTCCCACTTTGCACTAAACACTTCCCTGCGGGCATACTCCACATGCACAAGCACACTGGATATCCACAGATTTGGGGATTCATTGGCCTTGACATATGCTGAGGCAACAGCATTACCCAAGTTTGCAGTAGTGTTGTTATAGATCTTAAAGGGCACCTTATGTGTGAACGTATTCACATCAGCAGGGCCTACATCTGTGAGAACCTCTACCTTATGGACAGTAAAAGAACAAACCTTGGTACCGTTGCAAACAAAGCCAACCCCCTTGTTGTTATGGTTCTGGCCACCATTGTTGTTGTACCATGCACAGACGGATGGCACCTCGGTCTCAGTTCCTAACTTCAGCATGGTGGATTTGGTGATATAGATCCGGGTTGGATTGCCAGGTGGCGTGGGCTCAAGTGGGTAATCTATGGCTCTCGTTAAGGGTATGTCAGTTCCCATACCAGTATTGCCTGGCGTGACCTGTTGGAAGTTTAGCCCACCAACTTGGACAGGGGTGTCTATCCTCTGTTGTAGTATACAGGGTGTGTTGGACCTTGCATCTGAGATGGACGCGTAGATGTCAAAGCGTATCTCATTGTCATTCGCACGAACAGGTGCACCGGCTGCCCTTTTGACTAACCACCAACCACCACGGATGAGCCACCCAAAAGGTGGAGGGATTAAGGCTGCTCCGGCCTGTATAATTGTGTCAGTTACCACCCAGATAATCTCACTTGGTGTTGTAGTTGCGGCTCTTGCCATGCGCGAGTTTCTGGGCAAAACAAGCTGTAGCTTGTCCCCCTCACCTGTCTCAATCCTTGCGTTATGGGTATCCTCTCCCTTAATGAGGTTGAGCATGCCAGGTTGCTGTCCATAATCTTTAAACTGCCAGGTTGTTTCAAGTTCAGCAAGGAAAAGACCACCTTTAAAGGGCTCATTGCGGTATGTCGATGTTGTCTTCCCAAAGGTGTGGCACTCAAGAGTGCCCGCAAAACACATCATAGGGTCCCCTTTCGTGTTGGTTTTGAACCAACCACCTTTGGGACCAACAAGATCTTTCCCAGTGAGCACGAACCTGCCCGTTTTGCCGGGGGTTACATCGACGTGCTTGCGGGCACCAAGAGCGCTCCAGGATGTCTGTGTGGGTGATGATGTGGGGTTCCACGAGACACGGGTCACAGTCCCAGCAACAGCACTGTCACCGACGATTGGTTTCAAGGTGACGACACACCTAGTCATCTTGTAAAGTGTGTAGGTGGACGCGTAGATTCCTAGCGGTCCAAAGCTGTTACTACCTGTGACCTCTTTCATGGTTGCAGGGTTCATGAGGCATGTTAGTTCACACTCAATCTCTCCGCTCTCATTCGACCCAACTGTGCCAAGCGTGGTGTTGATCTTCTGGAAAACCACGCGATCACCGACACCCTGGCGCCTAAGAACCCTGCGGCGACCCTGACTTTGATTGGGAAGCACCCGCACGTTGACCCGGGCCTGTCTCCTTGTTCTGTTCCTTCTTCTCCTTGCTTGTTGGGCTCTGGAAGGGCCCGCCTGATTCGCGCTGGAGCCATTGCGCACCACGATGTTGGTCGTGTTGCGTGGCGACTGACGCTTCTGCTGGCGACTAGCCATTAGAGCTTATCTTTGGTCCTCCCCTCCAAAGACGATCCAGCTGCTCATCAGTGAGTCGCGGTATGGTTTGCCCATCCTCGAGCGCGGCAAGGCACTTCTCAACATATTCTTTGAATGGATGATCTTCCATGTTATGCAGCAAGATCTTATAACTAAGGAGTTTCCCACAGAGGGCTGTTACATCTGGCAGTTTTTGACAGGGTGTCACAAGGCTTGCCCAGAGTTTGTCGGGGTTAGATGGAATTGGTTGGTAATTATCCCCGACTGTAAATCCACAGAATGATGCTCCTTTGACTGTGTCTGTGACTTTGACTTTCTCAGGCTTGACCCACATGCCAAAGACTTCTTTGTACATCTGTACGACACGTGGTACATAATCATCAGGTAGACACGGAGTTGTTGATAACCTGTCATCACCATAGACAATGGTGTCATACTCTTTCCAGAGGGCTTCAATGTCCTTTCCCTTGTTTAGGTAGGCGAACTCGAATGCCTGAAGCCAGAAATTTATCATGTTGTTGTCCATGGTGGTAGATATCTGACCTGATGGGTTTCCTCGGCGCTGGATTGTCACCTCTCCAGATGGCATAAGCACATATCTTGTCAGGAGGTTCTCAACGTACCAATCATGTACATGTCTGTATCTCTCTCTATGTGTTTTGTTCATCTTCTCCCAACGAAGGTCTTTGATGTGCTTGAAGAGAGCACGAGGTATCGTACCATCAAAACGTGTCCAGTCAAACTCAATAATTTTGTTGCGATCAAGCCTCCTCATCTTCCTTTCAAACCCACCGTAGAAGGGCGTCCAGCCACACTGGCCACTGCTATCCTCAGTGTGTTTCTTCATGAGGTTGTTCTGGTGTTGCTCAAGGGCAGCTCCAATGCGCGAGTAAATTGCATCGGGACAGATAATCTGTCGTATGTCACTGTCCTTGATTTTCTCCTTCTTAAGTATCTCTTTCTTAAGGAAGCAGTACCAGAGGACACGAGGCTTCTCGCCCGAGTCAACGCGCTTGAATTCCCTAACGTAAGGTCCCCAACCATTGGTTTCGAGGTAATCCCTTTCACTTTCATATTCCTCACACTTAGGGAAGCCTGGGGTGGAGTCCATATTCTTATCTGTTGATGTTATGTGGATGACTCGAGAATCCTCCAGGAAGTTGTAGTGTTTTCGCCACATCTTATCGGCGAAGGCGCATTCCTCAGGATAGAGTTCCCAGAATTTAGATGGTTCTGCGTACTTGAACTTATCAAATGACTTAGCATACGCCTCTGGGCCCCAGACGGCAGGTCCGAAGGGAAGGTCTGGGTCACATGGTGGTAACAAGCCAAGGAGCGGATCATCTGCTACTTTGGTGTCAAAAATTGGTCTGTTGATCGGAAGATTGCAAATAACAGGGTACTCTTCTGGTACCAATCTCCTGCGCGGTGGTAGGCGCAGGGATTCCCAAGCGTCTAATGTGTGGATTTCTGGGCCCGCTGTTTCTGGGCCCGTTTCTCGTTTTTTGGAATGCGACGCTGGGTGTAAGTGAGTCCCTGTGTTGGTGGTGACAGGCCATTCAGTGCCGCGTAGCGGTCAAGGTAGCAGAGCAGAGCAGAGCAGAGTTCCGGGTTGGAACACTTGATAATGAGTGGGTAGACTGGGCCAACGGCTTCAATATCGGCTGGAGTAAGCGAATCCAACATACTCTGGACATCCTTGGCGTTGTAGTGCCTGTTAAGATATTGATTAAATGCTGGCACTTTGATCTTCTTTTGTCCAAAATCAGAGTCAGACTCGAACTCCCAATCCTCATCAGGGTCATAACCATCACTCATTTCTTCCCACTCAGGAAAGCCAGCAGCCTCCTCCTCATAGAGTTCATCAACCATGTCACGGATTTCATCTGGGGTCAAGCCCTCATCGAGGAGACGCTGGTACTCCTCCTCGGTAAAAACTGGTCCTCTCTGCTTGCGCTTCTTCGCACCAGCAAGCCGAAGCTTGAGGCGGCCACGTCCCTTCTTGGTCTTACCTTTCTTGGTCTGTGCAAACTCGTCCTGCTGAGTCTGGGTGACACTTGCGAGCTCCTTGTTCAATTCCGTGCGCAGAATCTTCATCTCCCGAGCCATGGCCTCTCTGATAAGACCAATGATATCTTCCTGTGTGCTGGACTGCTTGAAGCCTGCAAGTTGTCTCTTAAGATCTTCCAGCTCGGCCCTCAGCTTTTCCTCAGTGGGCGTTGACTTGGGTGGGTCTGTGATGTCAGTTTGGGTGATGATCTGGGCACCACCGGTGTATCCTGTATTAGTGAGGTGCACACCCAAGACACGACCATCAGGGTTCACAACTGGGGCTCCTGACATGCCATCACGCGTTGGTGTTGCGTAATCAAGGCAGTCCTCAACTTGGTGCCCAGGAACAACAGATTGAACAATGGCTCCCTCACCATCAGGTGAATAGACACACAGCCACGCGGGGTCAATTTTAGGTGCTATCTTTAACCTCGGGTAGTTTTGCAGCTGAGGTGGTATTTTAAGAAGAGCTACATCCTTACCCTCAACGTGACGTGCGAGAGATGCCTGAATCTTAGAACTACCCACACAGATTGATACCACTTTGTGTGGTCCAAGCACATGCCCGGCGGTGACGATATAGTTAGCACAGAAGAAACCTGTACCTACTCCGTCAGGTGTCTCAATCCGTACAACCGCCGTAGGGTTTACTCGGACCAAGGGTGGCATCTCAGAGCGTAGCTGGACAAACTTCCGCATCTTCTGTTTAAAGCGGAAGAGTAAGCCTGGTTTGACTGGCTCCTTGGTGAGGACTTTCCCGTCTTCACTCCGCACCTCTATTGTTGCTGCAGATGGTGTAGTTAAGATGGAATATGCCCTGATGATAGCGAGCCCGATGGCAATAGGCATCGCCGGTAATTTAAGAGTCCTGAGCACGATGGAAAGGGTCAATACGGCCGTATTGATAGAGGCTGCTCGGGACTGCTGAACAAATGTGGTGTTGGTTGTACACATGCTGGCCATGAAAGTCACGAACATCGCAAGTGCAGAAGTGCAAATGGCGCCTATTGGATCCATGTGTGATATCATGACACATACGATCTGAATAACTGCGCTTATAGGTGTTTGGTAAGATGCACTTGCCAAGAAGATCCAGTCTCCACCACTGAGTGAGGCTGCTGCCAAGAATAGCAGCGATATTATACGCTGCTCAGCCTTATAAACGGTCATGATACTGAGAAACAGAGTTACCGCATGCCAGAGGTAAGGCGTAATGGCTTGGGCAACAATCCATGAGGGTGACTCTTTGACCGTATTAACAACAGTGTAGTGATGGGTGTAAACAACCTTCTTGGCTTTTTCAACGAACTCCTCCAGCCATGCATTTAGCTTCAAGATTCCGATGGGATCCATGGACTGAGTTGTAGATGTGGTAGTCAGACCATTAGCAGAGTGCCAACAGAGAGAGAAGCCGATAAAGACGAGTGCAAACAGTGTGGACCAGCTAAAAGCGATCTTAGGTGTTGAAGTTTGCTCTCGACGCATGTAGGCTAGTTGCCCACGGAGAAGTTCATTGTCAAGGCGAAGTTGCGAGATCTCACGTTGTTTCTCAACTCGGTCTTCCATAAGGGCGGCAGTGAGGATAGTAGGCTGGTGGTCCTCGATGTGATTGACCTCGATAGCCACTGGTTCGCCACAACACATATCCAAGATGAATGTTCGCCATTCCCCTTCGGTGACTGTGCTCGCGGTAAGAATGCGGTCAGGTTTGAGAGTTGGGAAGAAGTACATCCTCGGCTTGTAGGTTATGTACCAAGGTTTGTTTCCTCCGATCTTGCGCAACTCACCAAACCAGGGCCGTGCATCAAACCGGGGCTTGAGCTGGGTGCCGTCCGTTTGTGCGAGTACCTCATCGGCACGGTTGAGATAGAGAGACATGTTTACTGCTCCAGGCATGGGCCAGTG